ACCAAAAATTTCAGAGCCATCAGAGGCTTTAACAAAAGCCTTGCTCTCGCCTTCGCTACGACTAAACGGCACATCATCATAGGGTAATGCTTCGTTTTTGACGGATTTCTGTTGATTATCGGGTTTGACCGCCTGTTTCAAGATGGTTTCAGAGTTGAAGTCTTCTTTTATGTCAGAAACATCGCCTGTTTCGGATATAGCAGGTTCGCTTATGTCAGATTCTTTGCTGGCAATAAAGTCATCAAATTCATTGCTCATCTTATCTTGCCCGATAGTCAGGGTTTCTTCTCTTTTCCTTCTATCCTTATTGGCATAATCTTTTAGCTGCGCCCTGTATGCTGGTCTGCTATAATACTCATCGGTTACGGGTACAGCCCTAAATCTGTCGTCATCAGCAACCGCACTCATCGCAGCCCTTTTGGTTTTTTCGTAAGGACTTCCACCATCCGCATGAACGACAAAACCATCGCTGTTAACCGCAAACTTGCCGTGTACACCATTCCCTTTGACTGTGTCCGTTTGGACTATCTCTGGCTCACCTGCTTTCTGTGCTGCGATATAATCTGCTTCGGCTTGGTCTTGGATTTGTTCTGGTGTGTGCTGCTTGATGCCTTGGTTGATTTCAAGGTCTAGCGCGTCATGTAATGCCTGTGGGCTGCGCTCTTGAATATAGCCTGCTTCAACTGCAAGCTCTGCCATCGTATCGGATGGCTTGCCATTGTAATGCACAAGTGCGCCCTTGAAGTTGCCGCCCTTGTTGCCTGTCGCCCTAGTGCTAAATGACTGTATGAAATCAGCCTCATTCGCAATGCCGCCCATTTTCCGCACGAAGCTTTCTAGCGAATCCTCGCTTGATATTTCTTTGCGTTGCCGCGCTACTTCAACTGCTTTTGCGCTGCGCTCAGCTTTCTTTTGAAGGATAGCATCTTCTCTATCTTGCTGCTCTTTTTCAGCTTGGCGTTGCTCTGGCGTTTTCTCAGCTTCAATCTTATCAAGTGCTGCTTGGTCTGCTTCTGCTTGGCTGTTGTACCGTTTACCGTCAACAATATATGCAGGTTGCTCAACTTGCCCTAGATCACCCTCTGGTAAATTGATTTGAGGCTTGCCTGCTGGCTTACTCTCTTGGATGATTGCCAATGATTGCTCATATTCTGCAACTTCATCAGGTGTTGGCTGATAGCCTTCATTCACTGCTGCTGTATGCTCATCAACTGCAAACTGTGCAGCATTGACTTGCTCTGCAACCGCGTCTGCTTTCGTTTGCTCTTGCTCTGCAATTTTCCTATCTACCCTTGCTTTGCGGTGTAAATAGTCTGATTTATTGCTTGCGCCCAAGTTGGGTTGGTCAAAGGCTTGGATGTCGGCAATTCTTCGTGCTTCTCGCTCTTGTAGCGACTGTTCAACGCTGATAGTGCGTACTTGCCCACCTTCGCCTGCTTGCTGCTGTGCCGCGGCTTGTAATGCTTCGCCGTTACCGATTTCTGAAAAGATAACATTGCCATTTGCGTCCAGCCCCTCAGTTACAACTTGCGCCTGTTCCGCTGGTTTCACACTTGAAGTAAAGCCAAGCACTTGCCCATTGAGTGAGCCGTCTTCATTTAAGACTGGAACATTGCCAATCTTCTGTACTCCACCCCTGTTGCTTACGGGTTGTGCTGTGTAAATCACGCCATAATCAGCGACTTCAACCGCTTTCAAACCGTCAACATTTAGCGGTGTTTCTGCGCCATGCGTCACCAATATGGCAGGCTTGCGACCTGCTAGAACTGCGTCTGTTTGCGCTGCCAAGTCTTGATACGATTCACGGTTTTGCGTAACATCAATATCAGCCTGATTCATCTGCTCTTGGGTTACAGTTTGGTCTTGATTATCATTGTTGACCTGCTCAATCTCACCAAGTAAATCACGGTATTGCTCATCAACACTAGCCGCGAAATCACCAACTGTAGGATCTGTGTCTGTGGCGGTATCGGTTTCAATACCTTTTCCCTCATCACCTTTAGGCTTGGGAGTATCAGCGCGACCTTGCACCACTGAACTTGATCCACCGATTGCACCACCACCAACTGCACCAAGTAACGCGGCGTTAATGAGCTGGTGTCCAATGTCATCAGGTAAATCTTTTTCTAAAATAAAGGCTTTGGTTGTTTCTTCAATCAGCGTTTGTACCGCTTCTGTTCCAGCCTCTTGCAGCCCTGTTTTTAAGCCACCTTTGCCAAATCGTGCAAACATATTTCCCGATAACTTATCAGACAACTCGCCAGCAAAGCCGAACTTCTTAGCCACTTGAAGCATAGGCAACGCATCCAGCGCACCCATGACAGAACCACCAACGATACTTGAAGCAATCGCGCCTGCACCTTCTGCGCCATTCTCTGCAACATCACCATAAATGCCGCCAGTACCCATACCCATTGAGCCAGCAAATCCACCGACTGCTTGCCCTTTCTGAATAGCTTTTTTAGTGGATTGTTTCAGTACAACATCGGCTGCACGTTTGGCGGCTTTCTCATCCATACCACCCTTCACCATCTTGGCTGCAAGTTTTTCAGTTGCCTTCTTCGCGCCATACTTGGCAATCAGTCCACCAACGCCACCAGTGCCTAACATCGTCAATACAGAAGGTATGATTTGACCTAAACCACCAACCGCATAATCAGCACCATCACGCACACTATGAATATCTCTGTAATCACTAATCCGCAAGTTGTTGTCTTTTGATTCTTCCATGTTGCGCGTGTAGCCCTTCATACCCCAATCACGGATAGCATCTGAATCAACCGCATCACCAAACATGGCAGCAAGCCCATATCCTGTAGCTTGTGTGGTGTCCGTGGCTGTTTTAATGCCTGCTACCAGTTGATTATGTTCATTATCAATAGGGATAGGTGCGCGTTCTGTTGGCGCAAGTGCAATATCAAAGCCGCTGTAAGCTGAAAACTGTGTTGCCGCTTCTTGCGTGTCCGCACTATCCAGTTGCGGTGTGATTACTTCACTGAAATATTGCGCCGCTGCGGCTTGCTTATCGCTATCGGATAAGCTTTGGAAGCCTTCTTTATTGGTAACTTCATTCCATTTAATAGCCATTATTGATCTGCCCATAGGTTGCTGAAATTAGTTTTATTTTCTGTGCTTGCCGTGTTCCTAGTTGCATTCCTGCCACTCTTGGTTACTGCTGCCTTTGGCTCTGTCTCTGGTGGTTGCAAAGGTGTGCCGTTTTGCTCTGCTAAGTATTCCGCTGCCCACTTGGCTTTTATTTCCGCCTCACTCATGCCAAATTCGTATGAATCAGCAAGGAAAGTTGAAGCTTCTTTTTCGTATCTATCGTTCGCATAAGCTTGAGCATCTTCATCCGTAACCAATGACTTGATAATCTCAAATTTATCGGAAGGGATGACCCTTGCATTCGCCCATTCTTCAAAAGACTGTGTGCCGTCTTCGCCTTCTTGGTATGTCTTGTATTGCGCCCTCAGCTCTGATTTCTTGGTTTTCTTGCCGTTGTTCAGCGTGACAACATCAGCTTTTTCAGAACTCTTCTTATCCGCTCTTTCTCGCTGCTTGGTCGCGTAGTCTTTGCGCTTGTCTGCCCTGTCTTGCGCCTTTAATCTTGCCGCGTCTCTCTCTCCGTTCACAAGGTTATTGGCTGCAATAAATGTTTTGTTATCAATACCCATTACATACTTGCCCACTGAAACAATGCCTGCGCCAGTCAATGTCATAGGCGTATCTTCATCACCTGCAAGGCTTCCGTCTTGTTGTAATAAACCATATTTACCGTCTTTTTCGCCCAAAAGATGATAGCTGTCACCTACTTTCTCGACCTTGATCTTGCTGTAGCCGAAGTTGTCCATAATAGCCTTGCCATTATCGCTATCGTTGAACATATTTGTAAAAGCAACATTGCCATTTTTGTGGAAGTCGCGGATAAGGTCGGCGGCAGTTGTCACATTCTTTTTATATTTATTGTCATCTATCGCGGTCTGGGCTACTTGATTTTGCAATCCTCTTGTCTTGGCTTGGGCGGCATCCTGCGTTTGCTGTCGCTTTTGTTGGATGCCGTAGCGTTCATCTTCGATAACTTGCCGCGCTTCTTTATCGCGTCTGCCGTTGATAGCATTCCCCATATTGAAGCCTTGCTGTAGTCCTGCTGCTAATCCGTTTGAAAATGCCATGTTAAGCTCCTAAAGAAGTCCTGCGCCTGCTGCAATGCCGATACCTTGCCCAACCAACTGCATGTCGCCTTGGTCTGATTGCTGCTTGGCTTGTTGATTCGCTAGATTGCGCTGTTTCTCTAATTGCGCAGATGAATTGGCGGTATTAGCTGCGCTTTGTGCGTGTCCAACACCCATGCCTGCAAGCCCATTGGTTGCGGCTGTTTTAAGGGAAACGCCTGCTTGTCTTGTGCTATTGCTTGCATCTGCCATAGCCCTTGCTGCACTCAAATTGCCTGCATTGTTGATAGATTGCATTTGCCTGTTGTTGGCTGTAATGCCGTAGCGTTGCCGTGTTCGCGCTGCGATGCCCTTAGATGTTGCTGCTGCATTCTCTGCACCACTTACCGATTGGCTGGTCATGTTCGCCACATAATTGGGGTCACTGATACGATTGCGCAGCTTGTCTTCCACTGGTTTATAAATGGTGTTGTAAGCCGCTTTCTGCTCGCGGTTTATTTGCGCCATAACATTTGCTGCGCGGTTATCATTCTTTACTTTGCCATAACTCATATCAATATCCTCCGCTCTGCTGTTGCCAAGCTGGCTGGCTCGGTTTCAGCCAGTTCGTTGTGCTTGCCGAAGTTGGCAAAAGCGTCTGCGGTTGCGTATAGACTTGAGCATCTTTAACGGTGAATCCTTTACCTTTATCTTCTGGATTGTTCATCGAAGCATAAGCACCAATACCTGCGCCTGCTGCTGTACCGATATTAGTGCTTAACGCATTCGCTGCTGACTGCTTCATAAGCTGGTCGGTGGTAGCAATACCTGCGCTATTCACCGCGCCTTGTTTGGCTGAATTAAGCAAGCCTTGCCCTTGTTGCAACACATTGCCCACGCCTGCAAGATAATTTTTCTCATTTCCTGCAATGCCGTTGCTTATTCCTTTTGATACGGCTGCTGTACGCTGTGCGCCTGTGTTTGCCATCATAAAGCCACCGTCCATAGGTGAACTGCCGCTTGCAAACATGGCATTATTTGTTTGCGCCTGCTGTGCGTCCACGGTTTGCCCAATACCTGCCGCGATACCGTTAAGGGCTACATCATTGCGCTTGTCTGCATCCATAGCTGTGGTCGCGCTCTCCTGCATCAAGGGTATGAAGTCTTTTTGTGTGGTCTGCCATTCTGCCATCGCGTCATCTGCAAGTTGCAATTCTTCTGCTGATGCGCTCGCTGTGTCATAACTTCCTAAGCTCATGTCTGAACCTCCTGCAATGCGGTCTTGTAATCGGTTAAGCTTTCATCGTGATAGTGCAGTCGAATTTCAGCCGACACCTTCCGCCCCCACGCATAGCCACCCACGATATAGGCGCAATCAATCACCAAGCTGCTGATCGTATCACGCAGCACGAAAGCAATGTTTTGCTCACCATCGCCCATTTTCTCCAGCGTGTTTGCGTCAAACCAATCAGACAAAGCATGTTGCAACAAAGGGGTGAGTTGTTTTAGGTTGTCGATATAAAAAGCATTGCAAGGAAGGGCTACCAACATATTCCAAAACACCGCCTCAATGTCTCGCGCATCAACTGGCTTGTCTTGGTCGATAAGGTCGTCAATCACTTGGCTGGCTTGCAAAATAATGTTGCAAAAACCAATAGCATCTTGGTTTCCTTTCAACGCGCTTTGTATCATTTGCTGTTCGTTCATGGTCTTACCTCACGGATTTTAGGCACAAAAAAAGCCCCACCGATAAAGGCAGGGCTTGGGGTTCGCTGAATTATATAAAAAACACTACAATCAGCGGCGGTTTTTTCAAGTAATCATGCAGGTGGTGTTGGGAAAATAGGGTTATTTAGGTCAATGGTTGTGGTCAGGTCGCGTAATGCTTGGCGGTAAACTTTCCACTCATCTTTTTTCGCTTGGCTCAATGGGCTGTCTGAAAATTGTGTCCAGTCAGATTGAAATAAAAGGTTTCCCCTTGTTGCTCTTACTGTACCTAGTGGTAGTGATGGGTTTTTATCTGCTCTATATTGTGCGCTGTTTGTGGATGGTGTTATCATAATGCTACCGCTGCTGTTTCTACAATGTCTGAAACTGCCCTTATTTGAATACTCATTGTTAAAAGCCTGTAAAAAGTTGTTCCTGCATCGTGTGAACCCTCGAAAGTAAGGATGTCACCAGCATTCAAGGTGACTACTCCAGTGTTCCAAGTCCAGCCTGTTATTGTTGTGTTGATATGCGAACCGTTTATATAGATATCACCTGTAAAAACTCCCCCAGCAGATGAAATGCTCGGTGTGCAATATATGTAAGCTGTGCCTGATACCTGTGCAATCACCTTGGCGAAAGTATAATTGAAATTTGGTAAAAAATGCCCATTATAATCAACTATATATGAGGCAAGCGTAATATCATAATTTGACCCAGCCCTTACTAAATTACTTGAAAAATAAGATATAGAGCTATTAGCAATCAACACTGGTATAAGATTGCCAGCGATTTTAAGGTCAGCGCCATCCCACTCCATAAAGTTGCGATTGTCGCCAACGCTCATTTTGCCATCGCCGCTAATGTAAAAGCCGCTTCCACTGGTTAAAGATGATTTCAAAGAGCTTTTGATAAAGTTCGATGTAGCTAGGTCAATGTTGCCGTAAACATTAAGAGCAGAGCCGTCCCATTTGATATGATTGCCGTTTGGATCACCAACACGCAGCCTTCCTGTTGCATCTGAAAACAAGCCTATGCCAACATCCAAGCTTGTGACACCAGTTGACCTGATTGTATTGCCCTCAATGGTTACACCAGTCAATGTGCCTGTGTCGATAGTTCCAGCATCAAGCGATCCTATGTGTGCCGTGGTGATTGTGCCGTCTTTGATAGATGCTGCATCAATATGGGTAACGCCAGTTGTGGCATCGACAACAAAGGGGATGGTGGATGGAGCGTCTACTGCGCCCGAAGACACTACAAACCTATCTGCATTGATTTCAAACAATGAAGGCGCATCATTGCCTGTATTTGCCAAGCCAAAGCCAGCAATCTTGCCGTTTACGTCCGTTTTAATCGTGTATTGCGCTGATAATCCATTGGTTACGGTCTGTTGTGTTTGGATAGCTGCTGTGTTGCCGTTTAACTCAGCCTGCAAGGTTGTGACTGAATCCGCCCTTGCTTGTGTCTCGTCTGCAATCGTAGTTTCTACAGTCTGAATAGATGCCTTGCTTTGAAAGTCTGTCGCGCTCCCGTTATATAGTCCGAGTGCTGCAAGCAAGATACCTTCTGCATTAGGGGCAACCTCTCGTCTAAACTCTGATATAGCCGTTTTTATCTCTTTTGTCACTGCGCCTGTGGCATCTGCTTGGGCAAAGCTAAGATTATTAACATCAGCCGTAATAGTGTCCAGCCTTCCATTTGCAGCATCATCCGCTGTGGTAAACTCTCCGCGTAATGTTGTTGCACTACTTGCTACCGCACTATCGGCATAAGCATTTGCTTCCTGCTTGGATTGATTGACTGCATTGCTGATTGAGCCTGCCGTGTTCACACTGCCTTGGATCGTGGCAATAACGGTATTGATAGAATCGACTGCACTTATGCGGCTTGCCTTCTCTTCAAACAACATGCCAGCCGATAATGATGAGAGCGTTTGACCTGTAGGGTCTAAAGTGTTGCCCAGTATTGCGGTCTGTAGGTTTTCGCGCTTGGTCGCCTCAGCGGCTACTGGCGTGGCAATTATACTGTCTAAGTTGTCGATGACACCTGTGTTGCTGTCAATTTGCGCCTGTAGTGTGGATTGGCTATCTACTAATGCTTGGAACGCATCTACAGAAGCCGTTGAGCTGGTTGAATACAATGCTGTTGCTGCATCAAGTTTGACCTCTAGCAGTGTTCGTGCTGTAACCTCTGCCTGTAAATCGGTAAGTGTTTGGGTTGCTGTGTTGGTAATCTGGGCGATATTCCCAAGATTAGCAAAGTGTGCATCTTGCCGCTGGTGCAATGTGACACTATTCGCAAGCAAGCTATCCGCTGCAACCTTGTCTTGTTGGCTGGTAATCGCTTGGAGCTTCTTTAAGCCTATGCCGCTGGTATCAACTAGCGCAATGCGGCTGTTTAAATCTTGGTGTAATTGGGTGTTGGTGATTTCACCTGATAATATTTGCAAGGCATAGGCTGGGTCATTAGCTGTTGAGCCACTTGTACCTACAGTGTCATTGAATCGACCATGCAAGCCGTTGCTATTGACGGCGCGAACCCAATAAAAATAAGTGACGGATATGCTATTGTCTTGCGGAATATCTGCATAAAATGCGCCGATTGTCGTTGCCGTAAAAATTGCAGTGGATATATCATCGACTTGCGACCGCCAAATCTCAGTGTGTGAATAACCTTCTTGAGTGACTTGATTCCACTTGATAAACAATGAGGAAAAGCCACCTGTCACGGTTAGCCCTGTGATGGTATTGGGTGTTGCGGCTTGGTTATTGGTTGAAACAATGCCGCCTGCACCAAAAGACACCAAACCAGTGCTTGCAAGTTCTCTCTTCGTTACAACACCATCAGCCGTATTACTCACCAACTTGTTGACTACATTTGCAATCGCATTCAGTGCCGCTTTTGTCTGCGGTGGTGCATCGTTGGGTGCTGTTTGGATGACGGGTAAGTTTGCCATTAGAATTTCCCTAGTTCATTCATAGCGTTGGCAATATCGACACTGTAAATCTCGGAAGATCCAGCAATCTCAACCTCCCAATCCAAAGCCATGAATCCAGCAGGTAAACGGAAAGGACTGCCACTCGCTACTGTTTGTGAATGTTTTAACACACCATCAGCAAACACTTTGATCGTAAAGCCATAACTGGCTGCCAATACCTGCATACATGCAAAGCTCATAGGTTTAGGCATGGTAAATACCTTTGATTTCCATGTATAGCTTTGGTTGGCTGCGCCTGCTTCCCACATAACAATATCAGGTTGTATTGCTGGTGTTACCGATAAATCTTGCGGCGTTACAAGGTAAAGCGTATTGCTTACGCTGTCGGTAAAGCCTGTGGTGTACCATTGGTCAAGCCAAGTAATACCATAATCAGGATTATCACCATCAATAATAAAGCCACCTTTTACGCCACCAGTAGCCGTTGCATCATAAAATGCAATATACTTACCTTCATAAAGATAAGCATGGATAGTTGAAGGATTAAGGGCTTGCCATTGTGCCTTGGTAATCAAGCTTGATGTTACAACCTTTGCACTGCCACTGCTTACATTGACCAAGCCATCAGGCGAGGCATAGGCTGCATAATACCCCATATCAACAATGCTTCGCTTGGAAACGCAAGATTGTGCCAACTCTAGCTTTTGCATGGTCATAGATGATGGATGTGCGCCGACTACAATATATGGAGTGTCCTGCGTTGCGATCATTAGCGTGTTGCCAAAAGAAGCCAAGCCTACAATCGGTGAATCGGTGGCTTTCATGTATGCGACTGGAAAAGCATGGGGTTGATATGGCTCGCTAAACAAAACATCCGACCCATTGAACCCTGCAAGCATACCATTCGGCATAGATGTTAAGCCCTGCATGGTGTCAGGTGGTGAAGCTAATCCCTCAACTGGCAATGTTTCGCCCAAGTCTTGCGTTTTGATGGTATCGGTAAAGGTGGTTGTGCCTACATTCTGCTCTGTGACAAATTGGTAGTTCGTGCCGTTATATCCTGTTGCCAAGCGATAAACCCGATAACTCACAATGTTTGCTGCACCTGCAACCGCAGTCGGTAACCCAGTCAAAGCAATAGATGGTGCTGTGCCGTCAAAAGTAATCAGCGTTGGTGTGCCTACTGCATTCGGTGCGCTCTCTTCGCCCCAGTCTGAAACATAAGTGCAGATATAGTGTGTGGTTTCGTTTAGCCCTTCATCGGTATTAGCATTGCCGCCAGCAGACGGTGCGCTAGGGATAGGTAAGCCTAAATCTCTTGCTATGATATTACCGCTAACATCAACCATCGTTGCATCAAACTTTTTAGGCTTGATGCCGTCTGTGTAATAGGTGCGCTCATCGGTGTTTTGTGCTGTTGCGCCGCGTACAATATCAATGCCGCTGCCTATAAACTCAAGCATTTTAGGCGCATTCGTGCCGCTTGCAAAACGGTATAACGTGCCAATATTGCCAGTGATTTGATTTGTCCAAGCTAACGAAAGCAGCGTTTTAAGTGCGGCAAGTTTTCCCGATAACAGGTTCACATTGGCTGCCGTTTGCGCCTGCTCATTGCCTAAATGACGTGGATTAACCCTTGGAGCTGTGCCTTTAAATTGTTTAATACTGATAATTGCCACGGCTTAACCCCTAAATGATTTATTGCTTAATGCTGTATTGCCAGTTTAAGATTATTTGCAAACATCCGTGTCATAAAATGATTCGGTAATATCCGCGATGGCTTCTTCATGCATGGCAACTTGAAACTTCAATACTTGAATCTCACCACGCAGTGCGCCGTTGTCTGCATAGACTGCAAACGTGCCACCACCACCAAGCACAAGCGTTAGCAGCATGATGATGGTTTTGGGGTCAAAATTCATAAGTCAGTTCCGTTTTTGCAGAGATGTTGCCGCCTTTATCTGCTTTTATAGAATACGCGCAAGCCGATAACGATAACATCAGCAGCAATAAGATAGCGGCTTTCATTCGCGTTTCATTGCGCTGGCAACCGTGGGCGCAATCTTCTCTGCGCTTCTGCCCACAATGTAGCCACCTATGCCGATTTGGATAAGGTCGAATAGATTGTTTAATGTTTCTTGGCTCATGTTTTCTGGGGTCATGCCAAACCAATACATACCAAGCATTGCCGCGAACCACATCATCATGAGAGGTCGCCAATTCCGCTGTAACCAGCTCTCACCCTTGGCTTCGCTGTTGATAATAGAAGCTTGTGCTTGCATGAGTTCGCGTTCGTATTCCAATGCCTTGGCACTCAATTCTGCTTCGATGCGATACATTTGCGCGCGCAGCTCGTTCGCTTTGTCCGTATCTTCGATTGCTTCGCTCACTAGCGATGCAACGGGTTTGAAGATGTTGCTTACGATGTTTAAAAAGTCCATATTGAATCTCCTGTTTTGGTGTATTCCATAAATTAATTGGAGGGAAGCGCATTTCAGCCCAAACGATCATGCAGTGCCCGATCGCATTTGCTGAGCAAGCTCTGTAGCTCGCGCACCCACTTGCGCCGCCCAACGACTATCTATCATTTCAATAGCCGCAGTGGCGTAATTCCCTGTTTCCAGTTGGGCAATGAATTTTTTGAACCGCAAAAGCCGAGAGATACCTAGATTAAAAACCATGTTCACAAGCACATCATGACGCACACCATCCATCATGCGTGTGAAAGGCAATGCGCGGTGCAGCTCACTTGTTGCAGCTTCAATATCGTGCTTCAACATCAACTCAGCTTCAAATTCACTTACGCCAACATCATCAAGATTGCGACCGTAGCCGATAGTAGTTTTCCCTGCTGTGCACTGATAAGGCTTCAAGCGCAAACCTTCGTGCCGTTTTATTTGCTCAAGTGCTGATAAACTCATACTGCACCTCCGATTATTGATTTTCCAGCAAGCACTGCCATGCCCAATGCCATGACTGCCAACATGCCTTTTTCAACCCAACTGCGGCTATTTTGCAGCAGCGGCATTTGCAGCTCTAACGCAAGCAATCGCTTCTGAATATCCTGCAAGATTACAGTGTTTTCAGTTGCTGAGTGCGCCTCAACTGCCAACGCATGCATCTCTTCTTGCATGCTGCGCATATCGCTGCGTAAGCCCTTGCCCAGCAAGTCTATTTCTTTCTTTCTTTCATCAATTCGATGATTCAAAATGTCACTTCCCTTTGACTTCTTGAACGTGTGAAACTCACTCATCATTACTTGCATTCCATTGCGAAGCTTGTGCATTGATTCGCGAACACGCACCATCTCTTTATCGAGCTGTTCGCTAGTATGTTTATAGCGCACAAGCTCATCGCACAACTCAGTGAGCTTGTTTAAATCGCGGTCGATATGCTTGTGCTGCTCGATAAGCTTGACCAACTCATCGCCGTGCTTATCTGCGCGCTGTGTAAGATGCCTGACTTCATCTTTCATTATTTGAAAGGCTGATATATTGTAGTTGCAGCTGTTTCAGAACGCCCACTCCACGAGGGGAGCGCAACGATAGCTTGAAGCTGATAGTTGCCAGCAATATCCAAGTCTCCTGCAATCGCAATATGCTCCACTTCGCCAATGTTTGCGCCATTCTGCGCCACCCAATTTTCAATCGTGCCATTGGGTTTTTTCACGCTGATATTGAGGCTGGATGCCGTTGAAATATCAATGGGCTGGTTGGTGTCGGGGTCGGTCATAATCAAGCGAAAAGCTGTACCAATATCGCCAACATAAATTTTACCTGCCATAACTCACCTCTAAAATTGCTGCATGTACGCTTTTTTGTTGCAAGCCAACACGCGATTGAAATGCCTGCACCAACACGGCATCGCCTGCAAATTGCTGCAAGAGAGCCGCCCTTGCATTGTACCCTGATTTTTGTTTGATGGAAACCTTGCTACGCATACCCATTTTGATATAAGACGTTGAAACAAAAGAGCTATCTTTCTTGATGGCTAATTGATACACGCGGCGAAGCACGATAAAAGCTTTGGTAATAAAATTAGGTAATTCGTAAATAATGACGTTCTCAGCCCAAGCGCGTTGCAATGTTAGCTTAGCCTGCCAAGCCATGCTCATGGGAACATCGGCACGGTATTGCAGGGCAAGGTAAGAGACAGCAATAAACGCCTCACGCAGAGGGCGAACAGAGCCATATCCTCTCGTGATAATGAAGCCAAGCAAGCCTCTAAACAGCATGTAATTCATACGCGCGTCCGTTCAAACGCAGTCTCAGGATTGGTCAATAGCCCTGCATCATCTTTGAAGTCGAACCTTGCAACTTCTGTCGTGTTGTTCTCAGCAAAGAATACCATTTGCTGACCAACAATCTGCCAGCGCCCACCTTCGATGGCGCGTAAGAAATCAATATCGACTTTCAAGCTATCAATACTTGGTGCAATCTTGACCATTTCACGAACAGCGCCTTGCGAATCACGGATAAGCACCCAGACATCACCAACCAATGCAGAAACATCAATATCGTGTCGATACACGCCCACAATGCCTGTCTCAGCCATGATAGTGCTAGAAAGAAGGGTGTCGGAGCTGTCGTAAACCTCGCAAGCAAGCACGATGTTAGGCACGTCCATATAACGAATTGTCTTAATCATAGGGAGTACCTAACACCGCTAAGCATGATTAAATCACGCGTCCGCGAGCAGATGGTGCGCCCTGTGACGCGGCAATGGTCACAAGTTGATTGCTCATTGCTTCAAGTGAATCCGTTGCAGAAACGAATCCAGCACCAGCGATGGCGTTTTCATCGTGAGCGCGAACAGTCACAGTACCAGCTTTGTTGTCGATCAAAGGTGAAGACAACGCAGATGATGCAAGCACAACGTAAGTACCAACCAAAGTAGGCGTGAATGATGCTTTATAGACACCGCTGTTGCCGACTTCTGTAGCAGTTACGAAATCCACAAGAGGATCGTGTGCGCCTGCTGGGTCATAAATGTCAAACCGCAAGTCAGTCACACCGCTTTGCGTTCCTTCTGTGTCATAAACTAAGTCCGCAGACTTGTTTTGAAATGCTGTTAAAGCCATGTCTTATCTCCTTTGATAAGATTAAATAAAGCTTCCGTCCGCTTTCGCAGATGGATAGCTACCACCACCGCCACCAGTGCCGCCTGTGACGTTTTGCAACATCCAGACTTTATCAGCTTGGGTGTGTGATTCTGTTGGTGGTTCTTTCAATTCGATGAGAGCAGCATCAAGCTCATGCTCATCGGTCACTTCTATGATGTAGTAGCCCACTGCTACGGCTAAGACGCTCCAATCAATAGTGTGGGTAAACACGCCAGCGGTTACTTCTGTCATGGTCACGGGGGCATCCACCGCAACACCGTCTGACACTTGCTTGATGGTCAACGTGCAGATGCGCGTAGGATGCGTAAGCACCAAGATTTCATGTGCTGTTTCAGAGGGGCTTTCGTGCATGTCAACTTGGGCAATCTTTAAATCTTTGGGGGAGGGAAGATTTTGCCCAGAAAAACTCACAGGCACAGGCAATGCTAAAACATCAATGCCGATCTCAGTAAGCAACGGGTCATCCAAATCATCAGAAATAGCTAACACAGCAGGCATCAAAGACTTGATTGTTTTGCGAGTGGACTTAGAAAGCGAAGGGTCTTTGCGCCACGCATCAAAATAAGATTTCCATTCTGGCTGCGTCTCCGCAGTAGCAATCACGCGCATTGCCCCTGCCATCTGTGCGATAGCCGCCCGCATGTCATTTGCCCAGACAACGGGATCAACTGCCATCAGAAAGCCCCTTTGAAAAATGCGTAAGCGCGTACAGCGTAAAACATGCCCTTTGCTCGCCACGGCGAAACAGCGCAAGCCACTAAGGCATCTTGGAACAACTCATCCGCATCGAGCCTGCTTTCACCATCAGGTAACAATGAAAGCATGTAATCATGCAACACAGCAGCGGGGAAGCCCCTGCCCGTTGGCGAGACAAGCCAAAACATAAACCATGGGGTGCTGATTGCATCCGTAACAAAACCAGCAGGCACAGTGATGCCAACAACGGGTAAATCATGGCGCAAGCACCATTGCGCACGCTGCCACCAGTGGGCTGGCGGAATATGGGTCACTGTGAGAATCACAGCACAGAAACCAGTGCAGCAAGCCCAACGCCCAATGCACCTGTAATCACGTCTTTAACATGCTCCATTGCTGTGTTGTTGTTATCAAAAAACTCTTTCACAATCGCAACACTCAAACCGATGACGCAGGCAATAAGCATAGGAACAAAGACAAGCAAGCAAGACGTAGCCATAAACAGCCATAGCATGTGCAACTGCTTATCCAAAGGCATGACATTAGCCATCATCTTGTTGATATTCACAGGAAGCCGCCAATGTACGCGTTTGGCGTAATGGTTTGCACCGTGCCATCTTCGAGGGTTACGTCATAAGGCGCTTGGTCGTGAACAGCATCGTACAGCTTGCGGTTAGCAGCCGTCATTGAAGGCATAGCTGCTTCAAGGCTTTCGCCATACGGCACTTCCAAGAGAATATTCAACGATGACAACGTGCGAATATCGAACATTTCAGCATCTGTAGCACGAACTACAGCAACCGTTTCATTCGTTGCTGTGTTGACGTTGCGCACCGTTGGTGTTTTGGTGATTTGCACACCGATCGCTGCTTGTGTTTCCTCATCGCGGATAATCTTGTCAGGAAACGCTTGCTCAACTTCTGCGAGAAAAACTAGGCTATCTTTGGTGTATGTGATTAAGTCTGTGTACATTATGCAGCCCCCATTTCTTGGTCTGTTAGTAATGAATCGTAAATATCGAAGAAGCCGATATGCCCGTACATATACTGACTATTTGAGTATCGGCGACCCAAGAATAGATCGGTCGCCTCATGAACGAGGTTGAGCGCGGAAGATGATGCGTGAGACAAAACCACTGCACCGTCAAAAAAGGCTATATCTTGTACGAAGTCAGTTTTGAACCCCACACGATGTAGCGCGTACCCTGTGCTGTAAGGGTTAATCGGTGGGTAATAATTTTCAAGATTAAAAAAGTTAATACTGTTATTGTTTGTTAATATAGCAACCCTACCTGCACCACTAGTGTTAACATCCATATCAAAGAAGTATTGACCATTACCTTTGGGTGCAAAGTCTCCTAGGCATGTGAACGCGCTAGAGTTTAGATTTCCTTTTGCCGAAATACTCAAATCATCCGCCGCCCGATTCACAGCCGCTCCTGCTGTTGGGATGTATGATGATGCGAATGGCAGGGCTTCAACTTGTATTGCTTCTACAATCATAGTTTCAACACCTGTAGGTGTGTAATCGTTCACACTGGTATTAAATGCAACTAACGCGATATTTTCATTGGCAGCCACAGAAACAAATGTCATTTCTAATCTAACGCTGCCATCATTGAAACGATGTGTTACTCGAAGTTCACTACCTACGATGGTATCTGTTGAAAACGTGTAACTCGAAGTACTACCCGTAAAAGGCGCCAAGTCACGGAACAAAGACAACCTATCAAAACCTACTTGATGAGCAGCAATAATGGATGCAGTGTATGTTACTCCTATAGTCAGTCCTGTGATTAATTTCACCGCGCCATACCTACCGGAACCCGTGTTTACTGTAGATATAAGACTGCCGCTAAAACCATAAGGTGTGTCGATTGTTGTATTTAGGGCGGTTGAGCAGGTTGCTACCGCCCCGATAGTTTCGCTATTAAACGCTAAATTGTTACCAGCACCCTCCAACGAAACACCAATCTTACCATCAGCCATGCGCTCAAAGCATGGATAGCCTGCTGGCTCCATGCGTAGGTTGCCTGTTAAGGGGTCGGTGTATGTTTTGCGGCTAGCTCTTGCGTAATTGTGATTGCCTGCATATTTACCACGGAATCGCCATAGCGAGAAGATGACTGCTGGCGTTCCTGTTGGGTCGGTTAAGGTGTCATCGTATTCAATGTAGATGCTAACGCCGTCCCCACTTAACGCTCTGATTGGGTAATCTACGCCGTTGATAGTAGCGAAGCATTTTTCAGCAACTACACCTGCTGGAATGGATGCAAAGGTCAAAAACATTTCACTTAAACCGAATACAGGTGCGGCAACAGCTATTGCGGCAGGTGCTGCAATACTACACTGCGCACTAGCAAACGGCGGTAATTCTAACCCACTGAAAACTAGGTGTGTAAGTGGGCTATTGATGTTGCCTACCATGCCAGCAAGTCCGCGTTGTTCGTCAATATTCAATAAGGTTCGCGTTCCTGCTGCGTTGTTAAGTGTGAAGGATTTGCCTGCTGGGATATTGCCAGTGCCGCCAGTGTTAGTGTTGGCAGCCATGACACCATCCATGCCAGCGCCTGCAACGGTTGCTATAACGGCATCTGCTTCGCTCTGCATCTTGGCTGGGCTTTTGACTTGTGAAGTGTTGCCTATTGCATCAGTAAGAGGATATTCACCATTGGCAAGATTTCCGCCGCTTGATGTTCCTGCAAGCCATGCGATCAGCTCATCTTCGCGCTGTTGCCATGCCTGCACCATTTGCGATACACGATAGGCAATATCTGAATTGATAGGGTTGACGGATGATAGTTTAAGCACCACATAAGACTGGGATGTGCCTGTCGCAATGCTTCTGTCTAGCGTGAGCAGCGTATTGTTTCCTGCTGCTGTGCCTGCTGCTGTGCCTGCTGTACTGTCACCGTTGGTTGTGCCGTCCCCGACTGAAATGATTTGATAAATGTCAGCACCGTTCAGTGAGAATAGATCACCAACTTTAACATCGCCAATATCTGTAAAATTGGTTGAAGTGCCGACAATGTTAGCTGTTCCGTCTGTGGCTACAGTGCCTTGATTATACCATGCAGCCTTAGTTTGAAATGCCATGTTATGCCCCTAAATACTGTGTTTGATTCGGAAGATCTGCGCTTGCAAAGCCGCTGTTTTTATACAATTTCGCACGGTTCACGCCTTCATTGAAAATGCTTTGATAATACGATACCAGCTCTAATGCAGTCCACGCCTTATGCGGCATGGCACAAAGCAAAGCCTTTGCTCCTGCTGCAATAGCTAAGTAATAATCGTTGCTGATAAAGTCATCTATACCTGTCGCTGTTCTCGATGGTTTCACAATAGCTTTTGCAGTAATTGCACCATCTACACTTGGTATTGGATAAGCCCTTAATGTTACAGGGTTCACCATCAGCCAGTTTGTAGGTTGTGTGCCTATCAGTGCGCGCCATGTCGTGCTGCGTGAATCAAGGTTGACGATACTTGTAGGCTCTATCATTCTGCCGTTCATAATCACTTGGGTTAGTTTGATGATTTGCTGGTTAGTTGGTGGAGCGAGCGCATATTCTGCGGTGTCTGCAAGCAGTGAAATGGTGGGTAAATCCACTTCCCATATATGTGTCTCTTCGCAAAACTTGATCGCAGCGTCCCTGATCGCCTTTTCCATAACGATGTTAAGGCAATCTGGAACATCTGGCAGCACCTCTGACAGTAAATCACTAAATAACCCCATGACTAGCGACCAGCTACAGTGTTACGGTTAGGCACAGCTACATTATTAGGATCATTAACTGCATCCGTTTGCGCCTTCATGCCTAAACTTTGCAAGAAGGCTTGGAAATGTGCGGCTGCACGATTCACATTGCCCGAATAGTCCGCATCTTTTGAATACGACCGATAAAGCATGTAATCAAGCAATGCGTTGGCATAAATATCATCAATTTTTATGGTGTCATTGACGAAAGCTACAACATCTGGGGCTGCCGAATAAACAAGCTCAATGCCGTTGGGTGTAGCAGGTGGCTGTGGATAAACATAGAATGTTTTAGGGTCGCGTTTATCAAAAACGTAATGGTCAACTTCGCCATTCGCACTTGCTGCTTGGCTATGCCAGTCGGGGTTAGTTGCATCCAAGACTTCCCTATCAACAAGCCTTACCACTTTACCAGCTGTTGCCTGCCCTGCTCCTACCATATTGCGTACCACGTCAATCAGCGTAACGCCTGCCGCAGGTATCGTCTGCTTTGTGCCTACGGATAACAAAACGGTAGCATTAACAACATTTGCATCAGGGCGAATCAAGACGATTTCACGTTGCCCGTCATTTAGCCAGTCCAGCTCTTCCGCATCTTGCCATCTAACGCCTGTATCGTCTTGAAAAATGCGCCGAGCTTTCAGAATGATCGCATCTGCTGTCAATGTACCCATTATGTAACCTCGTTTCCTTTATTGGTTATACGATCGCGCTGTCGCGTTCTTCTGCTGTAATGTCAAAGCCTAAAATGGCTTCGATAGCGACAACTTGCGGCTTACCAGATGCCGTGAATGCGTCAGGGTCGTCTTTGTCTAGCTTGTCGATTGCTGCTTTGATTTCATTTGTGCGCGAATCATTCGAAGCTGCTTTTTTAGGCTTAGCTTTGCTTGCGGCTAAAGCTTCTTTTTTACTTACTTCTTCCATGTTTGATAGTGCTGCTTTGGGTTCAGAGTATAGCTCGATGATACCGCTGTCGGTGTTGCGTAAATACTTTTGTTCTTTCATTTCTTTACTCCTTGAATAAAAAAAGGGGCAGCCTAAGCCACCCCCTCCATTTGGTTGTTATCGTTTAACGGATAACTTGTGCGCGTGCCAAAATGTCACCTTTAACTACTTGGCGACCATAAACCTGCAAGCCACGGATCAAAGAACCGAAGCTGTTAGGATTAGGCAAGCTTTCGTTTTTAGTCAGTTGACTTGCAAACGTAAGACCTTGCTTGTGCCCTGCAATCAAGTCGAAGTTAAGACCTGCTGGGACGATGCTGTTTGAAGCATAGATCTCAAAGCGATCAACCATGCCAACGCGACCATTGCGATATAGCGAAGTGTCACCGCCAGACAATGAAGCATCACGAATTGCAGACTTTTTAATCATGCCTACAGCCCATGAAGGCATAACCAACCAACGACCATTCTCAGGGCAATTTGATTCATCAAGCACAGAACCCATATCAACAATAATGTCGATGATGTTTGCTGGCGTGATAGTCACTGGAGCTAGTGCAGTACCAAGATTGAAGCTTGTTGATACAACACCTGCTGTTGCGCCTTGGTTGGTCGCTGCAACATTTGCTGCAACGTAAGCAATCACATCAGTATCAATGTTGACCTTCATGTTTGCTGCTGCTGAATTTGTCCAGTCTGATACGAAATCATAATCAGCTTGGTATTTATCAACATCATCAACTTGAATCGCAAAGCTTTTTGCTTGGTCAATCAACAAATCAACCGTTGGCACGACTGGTTGCTCATAAACCAATGGTGCGCCTTTGGTGTAGTTGCTGATTGCGATGTCAGGCGTAGTACGAATTGTTACCAAATCGCCAAACGCTTTAATATCGCCTTCATAGTCTGTTGAAGCAATCGCGCCAAAGACTGTATTATTATAAAAAGCTGCAATGAGCTTTTTTGACCATAATTGGTTAGGTGTTACTGTTCCAGAACGCTGTAATTGTGGTACACCGTCCCAGTTTGGGTTAGCTACTGGAATTGCCATGATGGAAATCTCCTAAAGATGATTAGGGTTTTCCGTAGTTAAACGCGGTAAATCAGCGGTTAGGCTGTAATTCGCCCTTCGTTTTGTGCTGCGAAAATATCCCTTTCAATCCTTTCACCGTCTGCTGCCCTGTTCCTGTATCTACCTTGTCTCACATCGGCATAAAACGCATCAATATCGGCTTGGCTATATAGCTTGCCTGTTTCTGCTTGTTCCGTTCCTTGCGAAGCGGAGGGCATCAATCGTTTTTGTTGTTGTGGCTGGGTTTCTACTGGCTGGACTGCTTGTGGTTGCTGTGATTGTGTCGGGGTTACGTTGTACGCATCAAAAATAAGTTTCACACGCGCTAGATCTCTATTTTTAAAGGATTTTATTAACAATTCATTGCGCACAACACCTGAGAACTCATCCAAACCACCCAGCCACTCTTGAAACAATGGGTCACTGTCCTGCTCACGCCATTTAGGCATGGTTCGGTCAAGCTCTGCCATTGCACTCTCGTGCTGAATGTCTTTCGTGGCTTGTTCTGCTGATTCAACACGCTGTTTCAGCGCATCAACTTCGCTCTCTGGTTGTTCACTGCTGTAGTCTTGCTTGAAATCATCAATGAACTCGTCACCGAACTCATCTTTAACCTTCGAAATAAGTGCTTCGTCTGCATCACTTCTTTTCGCTGGCTGATTCTGTAGCGTTTCTACTTGAGAAGTCAGGTTGCGCACCTGCTCCTGCAATAAAGGCACTTCCTTGTTATATTTACCTTTCAAAACATTATATCTTTGCTCAAAAAGGTTGGTGGTATCGGTATTATCTACGTCTTGCGCTGGTGCAGTTTCTTGCTCTACAACTTCGTCAGGCGTGATAGTCGCTACGTCTTCCTTTTCTGCTTCTATAGGCTCTTGCTCTGCTTCCTGCGTGTCGGTTACCACTTGGTCAGGATATGCAGACTTGAAGTCCTCTTCGGCTTGTGCTAGTTCTTCTTCGATGTGCTTTGGTAATCCCATTTTTCTATCTCCATGAGCCGTTAGAACGGTGTTCACTTGTTTTTTAGGCATAAAAAAAGACACCCAGATGGATGCCTTAGCGTTCGGAAGCCCTGCCTAATCAGGTGTTTCCGTGTGTAGCTTGATACAGAATATCAGTTGCCTTGTTGGCAGTGTTGATAATCTCGTTCAAGTCTAGTAACTGTCCTTGTGCTTTTGCCGTCTGCTCTCCCTCAGCGTGTGGCAATCGCTCTATCAATTCGTTTCGTGTTTCCTTGATCCAGTCCATAATAACTTCAAAGTCATGGTTGCCCTGTAGGCTGCTCAAGGCTTGCAGTGTTCGCTTGCTGGCTTGCTTCATTTTGCATCCTCATCAAGTCTTCTTCACTCGGTACAACGTCATCAATATCATTGGCTTTAAATGTTTCGCGTAATAATTTAGCGCGACCATCGACACCAATAATCTGCATATCAATTTGATTTGCTGTTGTCTGTAACAGCTCATTACGGCGCATTTGCTGAACTTCTTTCAAGAGCAAGGCAGTTGAACCACGCGCTGATACTTGAGCATCACCTTTTATGCTTTCATCTGGATGATTGAGCATGTTGTCTTGGTATTGCATAGTGATTAGATAGCGAATAATGCCCAAATCAATGTGTGCAATCGCTGCCTTGATACCTTTTGAAGCATTGCTCATCAAGATAGACAAGCCAGATGCGGTGCGACCTGCTCCACCAACATCAGAATTACCATAGGCATATTTAGGCACACCAGAATACTCTTCTGCCAAGTCTGAAAACTTGTTGAATATACCAATCAACTCATTTGCGTTTGAGTTGGGCTGAAAGAAAGTGATAGGAACACGACCGTTTGTTTTCGAGCCATCATATTGAAAGTTCTTCCAAGGGCTGATTGTTGTTAGTCCTGCACCTGCTGGTAATGCGTTAATGTCTTGCGCGACCATTGGGGCAGAAGCCATGGCTAAGTTGTTTTCTAAAGCTCTTGCTGCTGAACAACACAAGTCTTGCGGATCAGATATAATCTCTGGCAATGCCGTCCCCCAGACTGAACCCGACACCAGCTCAAAGCTTGCATAGCCGTAAGGCTTCTTGCCGAGCAGGTCAGGGTTAAGGTCTGCGGATATAATCTCATCAGCAATCGAAATGATTGTAACGTGATATGTTTTGTATGGGTCAACTTCAAAGCCGATAATGCCGCGCCCTTTATCCCAGTCGATCAGCATTTTCCCAGTCACATCATCCCATAGCTCTAAAGCATCAATCGTGCTTGAGTTGATAGATGATGTTGCATGTTTCTCTGCAACGCGTCTTGCAGCCTCATCTGCTGATTCGTCATCTAAGCCGTTTTCGTACCTGTCCATGATACGCCTGATCGCAAAGCTGTCATACCCTTTAGCACCAACCATTTGTGATAGCTGGGTTAAAGAGAATCTGTGCTTTTGGATCAACGGCGCACTGTTTAAATCTTTGGCATAAGCGGCTGGGTATATATCGAATGGGCTAACGCGCTCCCACTCTTCGATTGATTCGCTCTCTATAGCTGGAATCCAACCTGTCTCTGTTTGTTGCCATTTTATCTGCTCACGATTACGCACCAAACCTTTACGCATGAAACAAGTCGGATAAGTGACGAAATCATCAATCACTTCCTCCATCGCTTTATGCCAACCACCCTCTTCCAGCTGGTCGCTTATTACGTTTTCCATGCCCAGCATAGCCTTATCCGCTTTGTCCTGTGCTTCTTTAACAAAGGATTCCTCTGCACGCCCTACAGCGTCCTCAACGTCCTGTGGCGTGATTTGCTCACCCTGCATCATTGCAGATTGTGCCTGCTGCATTACGATAAGCTTCGCATTCTCTTTCGCACCGTCTTTTACCGAAGCTTGCGGTGTTGCAGCAATGCCCCAGCTCTTATCATTGGCTGGCAAGAGGATGTCGCGAATCCATGCCGAAGCACCCCTACATTTAGATGAAGTGATAGCAGGATATGATTCAGAGCCACCAGTTTTGCGGATTGCTGCAATCTTCGTGTCGCTGTATTCACTAGCCCTGCGTTTTTGGCAATCTGTTAGCCGTTGCGTTATTACTTTCTTAGCTTCCTGAGCTTCTGTCCATCGTTTCTGAATATGAGTAAGTAGCATCGGTGCAAGTGAAGTTTGTACTTGTGCGCTTGCCTGTTCTGCTTCCTGCTTTTGCAAGTCTGCTTCTGATTGAAAATGTAATGTGTTGTTCAAGTCCAACCTCCCTCACTTACCTGCACTGCTCGCCGCGTTACAAACTGCTGCCTGTCCTGTTTCGCATCTGTAAAGAATGCCATCACCAACGCATCAGCAATGTTTGGCGATTGAACACCGCGCTTTTTCATATCCTGCTTTGATTCAATTTGAATGTATGCTGTTTGCCCACGTTTTCTACGCACTTTGCAAAGCTCTGATTTCAGCCTTGGCAGCTCTTCAAGTGTTGAATCAAGGCTTATCAAGTCGTCTGGATTGATATATCTGCCCTTTTCAACTGCTTGATACGTCTTCTCGAAGCGGTCGCGTAAATACCACCACCATTGAGCGCGTCCATTTCTGAACACATCCTCATTTTTCAAGTCATCTTCATACAGTGATTCACCATCAGTAACACCAGCGCCTGTGTAAGCCGCTGTAACAAGCTCAGGCGTATCAAGCCGTTTAAGTGCAAGCTTCACACCTGCACCGATACCAACCACATCATAAGTTAATAGCCTGCAATGCTGTTGCTTAACAATTTTGAGTGCGTAGCTGACCGCGTCATCCAAATCACCATCTTTCCATGACTTGATCTTGTTAATCAATACACCGTGACGTGTTACAACTGCTTTTGCATCCTCGCCTTCATCCGCTGGATCGAATCCTGCTTGGCGCTTACCGCAAGGCTTAAAGTTAAGCTTTTTGTGTGCGTCAATCGCTGCCTCAACCCATTCTGGCTGAATAATAGAATCAGCATAATCAGCATTACACTCACCGCACCAGATATGCAGCCATTTCCTGTAGTTTGTGCGCTTGCAATCTTCCATTTGAGCCTGTAGCTCTTCTGTAAACCATGGGTTGTCTTCAAAGTTTACCTTCCGCACATAAGTCTGCGCGTCTTCAAAGAAGCCGTACTTATCAATCTCATCTTTATGAGGCACAACAAAGCGTTGATAAGTGTTGTCTAGCTCATCGTGTGGGTTAAACGATACCCATATTTCAGACCCAGCTTTGCGGATCGTGGGCAACAACACATCCCAGCTTGTCTCCGTGACTGATTCCGCTTCCTCAGCCCATACAATATCAATGCCTTCCATTGACTTGATCTTAGTAATGTTATGCTTTAATCCCTCAAAGATGATTGATGAGCCGTTCTTCCCTCTAATCTCTGCTTCCAGAACATCAAAGAAGCTAGACAAGCCAAGTCTATCAATCGTGGTACTTAATAACTTATGCACTGATTCTTTGATTGAGCCTTGAATCTCTCGTGTACATAAAATGCGCGTAGGCTCTGATGCGGCGCGTATCAGCAACGCTTGAGCAATTTGCCAAGACTTCGCACCACCACGCCCACCGAAAAACACTTTATATCGTTTAGGCTTATCCAGTGCCTTAAATGCTATCGCTTCGTCATAGTTTATTTCAACTGCGCTCATAAGCTTATATATCCGTAGTGTAACATTGTCATTTTGTCGTTATGAATCAATGACTTGAAAATATGCTATTTGGGTGAAACAACACGTTTTGTAATAATCATTTCTAAAGGCGCACCATTTGAGCCAGTCATTTCATTGGTTACTTTGTCGCCCCATTTCTTAGGATTCCATTTAGCCAACAGCTTCAACCGTGTATCAATTCTAAGTTTAGATCGTTGGATATGCTCACTGTTCAAAGCTTTATCCATACCACCATCAGCGCCCATTTTGTCCATATAATCATTGGTTGAATTGTCTGCTATGTCTAAGCATTCATCAGCTATATAGTCCTCACCTATCAATCTGGCTCGCGCGATGTCGGCAGAAATACTTTCATCCTTCCTCTGCCAGTCGCTCATTGCTCTAACGCTCGGCATGTGTTCATCTCTGCATATACGCGCTAAAGGTTCACCCTTTGATAGTCTCTCGCATATCTCTTCTACTAGAGCAGGTGTATATTTAGACTTTCGCCCGACTTTTTTGCCTGCTTTAGTTAGCTTACTCATTCTTTGCTGTCTTCTTCTTCAGCTGTCATCTGTTTCAGTAGCTTTCTTACTTGTGCTATAACCTGACTATCGTTCATTGCAACAGATGCTATTTCTTTCTGCGGAAAATTTGAGCCTAGCTCGCCTTTCTTACCGTCTTTGATAACTGTGGTTTCGACAATGTAACCGTTTGTTGCTTTCTCAATCTTAATCTCTGTGACTTTATGCAATGTCTCACCCTCCAGAACGCAAAAAACCCACACTCGCTAAAGTATGGGTTAAAGTAGGCTCGTTTCGTATCTTGCGGAAATAGTAGTTTTAGCGGCGATACTGTCAAGCACTATTTTCTATATGTTGTGGTTTCATGGGATGATAAGCACTATATGTAGTGTTTAAGCTAAATATTTCTCCAGCTCTTTTGATGCATCTTCCCACCCTCTACACACCAAAGCTTTCCAACCATTGCTACGCAGCCCTTCGATCCATTCGTGCTGCTCTGGTGATACTCTGCCTTTGCGTGTCTTCATTTCGATGGCTAAACCTGCGTACTTTCCTTGAGGAACTGGAAACATCAAATCTGGAACGCCTCGCTTTACGCCTTCTTGTTTCAATTTTACGGCGGTAGCAATGTGCCTTTGCCCACCGTTCGGCACAGCAAACAGCCACTTTAATTGTGGAAGCCTGCCTGTGTTTATATGTACCCATCTCATGAGTGTCGCTTGCTCTTGATGTTCGCTTATCTCTCTCATTCCACAATCTCCAGCAAATCCTTTTTACAGCGTCTTATTATTGCTACACAACCAAAAGCTTGGAAGGTTACATCAACGCACTGCTTCGGCTCTTT